TGATAATCAGGAAAGTTTACCCATCCTTTTTCATTTAGATTCCATCTCCATTTCTTAATATGTTCTGGAGTCAATCCTTCTACCGTATTAATTCTTGGTACAAAGAAAAGGTCTACTTCTTTATTAGATTCTAAGAAAAATTGTAAATTTTCTACTAAGTATTCAGATGGCATTTCATCCGCATCTATCTGAAAGATGAACATACCATTTGCATGATTTTTCAAATTGTTCTTATAAGATGCAAAATCTTTATTAAGAGGAAATCCCATAACTCTAACATTTGAATGAAGTTGAGTTAATATGGTTAAGTAGTCTTTTACTTGAGATGTGACAGAATCGGAATCATATTGTACCAATATTTCATCATCTTTTTTCAGCCTAGGATGTAGGAAATTTATAAGGTTTGTTATTTCAACTAATTCGTTGCAAACCGTAATTGCGTAAGTAACATTTATCATAGATACAAATATAACATTTTTTTCTTACATTACCAAATCTATTTCGGTAATATATTTGTATATATAAATATAAAGTAAAAAAGGAAAACGATAAAAATTATACAACTTTAAATTGAATTCCACCCCTTAATTCAATCTCGCCACTTATTTTTGATGTTTGTGATTTTGCGAATCGGTTATATAGGAATCTAGATGCACCACCCCAAAGATTTCTCCTATTACTCCAATCATTGTTATTTAAATTTATATACAAATCACTGTTTGAGCTGTTTTGTAAATAACTTTTTAAATCGGATGGTTTTAGTTTTGGGTTCATTTCCAATATAAGTGCAGATACGCCAGCTACTTGCGGAGATGCCATAGATGTACCACTAATATTCATTTGTCTAAATGAACCATTAGCCCAATAGGGTTCATCGGTAAATGCGTTTGTAGTTGAACAAGCTCCCATTATATTTGTACCAGGTGCATATATATCAACGCCAGGTCCTGTTTCGGATGAAGTTGCTTTTTGGTCAGTAAGTGAATCATATACCGTACTATCTACATTCCCAACTTTTATTGCATTTGTTGAATATGGAGAAGAACCTCTATGATAAAAATAAGTACCACCATTTCCTCCGGATGTTATTACTGAATTATTATAATCAGCTCCACCGCTCAAATCAATTTTAAATCCAAAATTACCAGCAGCTATTACCACATGAATTCCTTCGGCTACCATTTCATCTATATCAGTATCTGTTGATGAAATTCTACTATTTGCATAGTAGTATGTACCATCGTAATTTTGAATAAATCCATAATTAGATTCTCTATTAGCTGCTACAGTTGCAGTAGTGTTTGTATATGTAGTTCCTCTATATGTTAAGGATGATAGAGAACTAAAATAGTGAATATATCCCCAACTCATATTAACCACCGTTGGTCTTTTTGCTCCTGTTTTTGGGTCTATTGGTTTGTTTCTATGCCAAAGTTTTATAGCATCAAAAGCATCAGTTGGAGATATTCCAGTACCACTATCACCACTACCTTCCAATCCACTTAACTTTTGAGAATACACTCTTGCTTTCTTAGCCCAACCAAAATACTTTCCAGCAGTAGTTGATGCCACATGAGTACCATGTCCATCAAAATCTCTATAATGATTTACTGATTGTGTTCCACTAATACCACTAACTGTGTACCAATTTATTTGCTGTACTCTAGTAACTCCAAATTCATCTTGAAATTCAGGATGGTCAACTTGCAATCCGCTATCTTGTATTACTACATCAACACCATCTCCAGTCAAACAATATTCGTATGATGATGTTGTAATTGTACTAGCTCCGTAGCTGTTAAAATCAAAATTAGAACGAATCATTCCCCAATTAAGATAAGAACCAGCATCAGACGTTGTTTTTGTAAAATCACCCCTTTGAACTGCTTTTAATGCAATTTTAAGGTCATCTCTTTTTTCAGGAGGAATCTCTACATCAAATACTCTCTCATCTAATTTAAGTTGTTCAGCTTCTTCATCTGTCAGCAAATACCAACATTGACGTAATGATGCAGGTCTTTCGTTTGTAAATTGTACTGCACGATTTGGAATGTAAAGTTTACCACCATCGGTATCACTTTCTATATCATTCCAAAATCCATCGTAATCAATTCCTTCTTTTAAGATAACGTTATATTCTCTCATATTTTATTAATATAATGCAGTCCATACACTTCCATCAAAGAAATATGGTCTTAGGTTTGCACCAGATGCAGATACTGCAAATGCACCAGCTCCAGGTGAAGGTGGTAATGGGTTAGTTGCTGCTATTTTTAATAGTGTTGCAATATGAACCGAAGATGATACTTCTAATATATTTCCATTAAATTTAAGGCTACTTTCAACAGTTGCCTCCGTACTAGAACCATTATAAGTTAATACACCATCATTAGTTGTACCCGATAAGCTTAGTAATCCAGATGTACCAGAAGTACCACTTCCACCAGCTCCACCTACAGATGAACCAGATGTAAATTCAATCCAACTACCACTTGTCCTACCCATAAATTTATTAGTAGTAGAGTTATAGAAAATATCTCCATTAACAGGCGTTAAACTACTTGTTTGTGCATCGGTAAATTGTGCTAATCTCAATGATGATGATGTTATCACAACAGCGTTCCCAGCATTTAAATTAATATTAGTTGCTGAATATAATTCAGGTGTGCCAGGAGAAGTTACAGTTATAGCTGATGCTGTAATTGAACCACTAACTCTAAGTGAACCAGTTACAAATACATCTCCATTTGCTGAATAATATGAAGCCGTTTGTGCAAAAGGTCCACCACCGCCACCACCAACGAATGGAACTCCGTTTTGATAAATTGAACCACTTAACCAAATCGAACCAGTTAATATCATACCACCATCTACAATAACCGAACCACTATGTACGAATCTACCATCTTTAAATTGAGTTCTTCTTTGTCTATCTTTGATATAAATCGGTCCACTTAAATTTGTGTTGTTAGAACTACAATAGAAAATTGTTGTACCAGGAACTGAACCTGATGTATTATATGTTACAGTTCCAGCGGTTGCTCCATTGTTATTTACACCAGTAACTTGTCCCGTTGTTCCAGACGTTACTGAAGTTTTGATGTAAAACGGATGTGATGCTGCGTTTACATTGAATGTAATTGTATCACCATGATAAACCCAAATATCAACATCTTCTCCTCTTTCTAAAGTTGGGTCATTTGTTGGTAAGAATACATATCCATCATTTCCATTATTTGTAACACCCCACTGTCTTACCATAGATTGTGTTACTATAAAATCTTTAAATATACCAGATGATGATTGTACAAATCCTGCATCTAATATTTGTGCAGAACCAGTTATCCAACCATTAAATGATGCGGATACGAATCCAGATGAATTACCACTTGTCAATGTTACAACTACTCCGTTTGAACCAGAAGGTGTTAGAATTACACTGCCACTAAATGATATATCAGTAACACCAAGTACTGCAGTTATACCACCACCATCTCTAACTCCAATTTGAGTTGTTGCACCAGATGTACCAGAAGAACCACCAGTACCATTAGTACCTCCCGATGTACCAGAAGAACCCGAAGTACCGCTAACTCCGTTTGAACCATTTGTACCATTCGAACCAATAGCTGATGTTCCAGATGTTCCATTGGTACCAGGGAAACTACTACCAGACGAACCTGCTGTACCAGAACTACCAGATGTGCCCATAGTACCATTTACTCCTGAAAATCCAGATGTACCACCTGTACCAGATGTACCACCACCAACACCACCAACTACATCAATTGCTAAATTACCACCACCTAAATTGGTTACACTAAAATTAGAACTCATTTCTAAAGTGTCAACAGAGGTAAAAGTGTTTACACCTCTTATTACACTAATAGTGCCACCACCTCCACCACCTGATAAAGATGATGTTGCAACTTGAATTGTATTTTGATTAGCTGCTCCACCTACCCAAACATATCCTTCTCTAAGTGATGCAGTTAGAGGTCCAGCTGTACTTAATCCTCTTGCTCCAGAAACTATATTTGTTGAGAAAATTGAACCCGTTGCATTTATTGAACCGGTTACGATTAATGAACCACTAATAATAGCAGAACCGGTATATGGGAAATCAGAAGTTCCACCTCCACCACCGCTTGTACTAAATCCTAATGCCGTAATTTGAGCTGCTCCAGAAATTAAAGTTGTTGCTTTTAATGATGCAGTATATGCTTCCAAACCACTAACTTCACCTCTAATTGAACCAGTAAATGTATTTAAAGATGCGGTTGCTTGCATCAATCTATTTGTAAGATTAGAATCAGCAGATACACCACTTGAACCAGCTGTACCAGATGTTCCTGATGTACCAGATGTTCCTGATGTGCCAGCAGTTCCATTTGTACCATTCACTCCACTTGTACCATTCACTCCACTTGTGCCATTCACTCCACTTGTGCCATTCACTCCACTTGTGCCATTTATACCACTTGTACCACTTGTACCACTTGTGCCGCTTGTACCAGAAGTTAATCCAGGTACCGATGTTCCAGATGTACCAGATTGTCCCGAAGTACCAGATGTACTAACAGCACTAACCGTATTCCAACCAATACTACCGTTTGAATCATCCCAAACAACTACTTTATTTATACTACCAAAATTACTTAAACTTTGAATTTTAGTACTTCCAGAAATTATTAATCCAGCATTACTACCCGAAATTAAAGCACTACCGGTGAATTGTCCACTTAGAGTACCTTGTAGTGTTGATAGATTTGATACTGATGATGATACGGCTAAGAATGAGCCGGTCATAAAAGCGGTAAATGAGCCGGATGTTTGCTCTAATATAGTAAGGTTAGCATCCATTTCCGCCGCTGTGATTGGGCTTCCCTTTGTAAGTCTTTTAGTTATTGCCATTTTATCTTTACTTGTGAGGTTCTTTTATTATACAAGTAAATATAAATATCCAAGGAATAAAGAATAGTTAATAAATTATATTGATGGTTTGTACTTTTCTCCAGTACGCTTTTCGTAAATTTGGATTTCTTCTTCTGATACAACACCATCTTCGTTTAAATCGGCGTCATCAAAACACTTTAATTTTAGTAATGTTTTTATTATATAGTCCTCATCTAAATACAAATAGGAAATTGATTTTATACCGCTCATAGTATATGTTCTAAATACCGATGGGTCTTTTCTATATAGAGAATCTGATTTTAATTTTGAAAAAATTGCTCCACCTTTAATAGTATCTTCAAGTAATAAACTTTCAAATTCTTCATTTCCAATAGCTTGTTTTATTTGTTTACAACTTACAGATGGCTTAAACAAATCTTTAAACCATGCAAAAAACTTGTCAGGATTTACCTCACTAAACTTAACACATGATAATTTTTTATCAGGAGAAATACCTACCAAAAATACTAAACTAGCTTCAGGCCCTCTAAAGGTTTTCTTTGTACCATCTACATATTCGTATGATTCAATTTTATAGATGTTTCTTGTCTTTAAACTTGTTTTAACTGCAGGTACTTGCTTTTTTATATATCTCCTATATATGTTTGCATTAGCCATTTCTAAATTTTATTTAACTTAGGTATTTGCATCTTAGATGAATTTACCTTTGGGGCATTAAATGGAACATATTGAGGTTGTTTCTTTACATAAGTATCCATTAGTTGTACAAATCTATCATGCATATTATCTAAAGTAAAGTGTTTTAAAGTATTTTCTCTTAAACCTTTTGATTTTTCCAAATAAGAGTCATATTTGTTATACACATCATAAATCTTATTTGCCGCATTTGAATAGTTTACAGTAAACCATTGCGCTTCTTTCATACAAAATTGGTCAGCTGCCGATTCATCTACTTGTGTAAGTGAACCTTCTAACAAAACTGCATGCTCTACTGGTAAGAAATCCATTTGTCCACTCCAACCACTAGCTAAAATTGGTTTTCCTGTTAAGGTAAACTCAGCCATAGGTCTACCATATCCCTCACCTTTAGCAAATGAAATCATTGCCTTAACTTTTGGATGATGATATAGGTTACTCATATCAGTTTCTTCCATATCACCATGTAGTAAATAAACCGATGGACACTTATCTCCAAATGATTTTAATACTTCATCAATCTTTCTACGAGTTTCTTCTCTATCAATTACACTAAATCCAGCATGCGATGTTTTAACAATAAGACCTGGTCTTTTATCTTTTGGTAGATATTGAAATACAGTAGCAAATGTTTTAATTGCCATACCAATATCTTTTCTATCCTGACCCAATGAACCTTTCAACCAATGCCCTACAATTAAGAAATTAAAATCTTCTTTTACATTTGCCAATACATCCTTACCACTACCTTTGGAAAATATTTCAGTATCAACACCTTCTAAAAGAACTTCGATTGGAGTAGTTGTTTTGATTTCACCGACAACCTGTCCAGTAGCTTGGTCTTTTTGTTGATATACAGTCCCACCCAAATTACTTTTAGTAAAATTTGATGGTACTAAAATCAAATCCATTTTGTTAGAACCATCGATAAAATCTTTTGGTGCTATTGTGGTTTCAACTCCAGCAGTTACACCAATGTTGTAGTGTCCTTTTGGCTCGAACTCATTTGCTACTGAAACTTGCATAAAGATATCTGGCTTTTGTTCGATACCTGCAATTACTCTTTCTAACATCCATCTACCAAATTCAGATGAACCCTCAACTTGGTTTTGTGGAGTATTACCCCATCTTAAAGGTATAATCTTAATATCATACTTATCCATCTTGCGCAGGGATTTCATTAAATCTCTACAATGGTCACCATAACCACTACGTGTAAAAATAGGTCCTTGAAATACTAATGTTGGTTTCATCTATATAACTTATTTAATTTTAAATACTTCGAATCTTTCTCTTGGTTTCCAATTTTCAAATGTTGATTCAATTCCATTTATCAATTGCTGAGACATATTAGTATGGGTTAATCCCATCTCTCCGATAAATGCCTCTCTACCTCTCAATGCGTTTGCTTTACGAACTTCTTTTGGTGTGTTGTACACTTCCTCAATTGCTTCCGCAACTTCCTCTATATCAACTCTATCATCCCAAATATAAGGTGTTGGTACTGAACCTGCTAATGCTAATGCTCTACTCCAAACAGGTCTAGCCCAAGGACCAGGCTTAGCTTTTCCTTCCCACTCTCTCCATTGGTGAAGTGAACCAATCTTAATGTAATCTTCTGCAGTTAGTAGTTTACCATCAACTTCAAATCCGCATTGGTCTTGCAATCCACCTGTTACATTTACAATGATTGGTGTTCCAGCCATTACCGATTCTGCAGTTGCTAATCCAAATCCTTCGTTGTTAGCGATGTTGATTGTTGCATCTGCTATATTATAGTTCCAATTTAATTCATGTTGTAATCTTCTCTTTTCCGAAAATATAATATTACAATTAGGTGCAACAGCTTCAATTACTGCCGGTAAATCCGTACCATTTTCATCAACAGGTTGTGTATGCATTACTAATACACACTTATCTGCTTTCTCTTTACCAATCTTATCACAAAACTTTTGGAAAGCTACGATAACATCAGCTGGTTGTTTTCTACGGATATTTCGGTTACTCCAATACAACACAAAGTCATATTCTTTATCACCTAAAATTTCTTTACGATATTCAGTAGGTACATCGGCTGGTTTGTATAAATCAGTATTAATACCATGTGGTACATAACTTACCTGCCAATCCTTTTTAGGTTTCCAAGTTGGTTTAGTATCCAATGCTGATAATCTCTTAATGATACCATAAGTTTGACGAGAAATACATCCAATCCAATCACAACTTTCATAATAGTTACGATTGTATAATGGGTCTGGTAAATCATCCTAAATTGCATAGAATAGAATTGGAACATTCTGTCTGATTTCATGTTCAATATCATACAACCATGTCCAATAACGAGGGTCAGTAAAGTGTAAGATAGCATCCGGTTGTTCCGTATTAATTAGTTGTCTAATCAAATCTGCATTACCATAACCATTCCAAGGAAGTATTTTTAGAGAAGCATCCGCTACTCCATAATTCTTTTGAATATCTTCACTTAAATCTAAAATCTTACCAGCTTCGGGGTGATTAATTGCGGCTCCTACTTGAAACCAATCGTATTTGTGTATAGTACCTAATACTAATTCTTTTGACATTGTGGCGATACCACTTGCCATTCTTAAATCATCTGATAGTAATAGGATTTTTTTCTTTTTTGCCATAACTTATTTTTTCATTAAAATTGTGAACCTGATATTTGCAATTGTAAGTACTCATTCATTTCTTTTCTAAAATCTTCATCCTTAACATATCTTTCTACTGTTCTATTTACGAGCTTTTGTAATGTTACATCAGAATCAAAGGAAACTTTTTTAAATGATGAATACACATCTTTCAATATCTTCACAGTTGTAAGCTTTGTGTTGTCTTGAATCATTGTATTGTGTATTTAATATATTTGTATATATAAGTATATACAAAAATAAAAAAACAATGATTTTTTATTAAGTTTTTTTAGGAAGCCTTTCCATCACAAATTCCCCTACTCATAAACTCACACCATTTACAATTCTTTTTTGCTGTACCTGGTACTTTTGGGAATGGGATATCTTTAAATGTACCATCATCGTTGAATACAGTATTAACGAATTCTACAAACTCATCATATACTTTTGTAACGGATGGTGCTCCATTTGCCGGAATGTGTTTAGATACATACGGAATTGGAAACGCAGAATCTTCAGGAAGTTTTCTACGCATGATTTGATATTCTACTCTAATCTTTTGTAATGGAATATTGAATAACTCTGAATAGTATTTTTTATAAAGAAGTATTTGTGCGTTTTTAAACTTATCCGCCTTTTGATATTGATTCCAACCCATTGTTGATGTCTTAAGGTCAATAATGATAATCGAGTTCTCAGCTAAATCTCTAAGTACAATATCAATGAATCCAATAAAGTGTACACCTTCTTTGATTTTAGCGTTCAAAGGAATTTCAATACCAACTAATTCATAACCGGATTTTGAATAAAACTTTTGCATGTTTTTTGTAAGCCATGCTAATATTCTTCTACCATCTCCATAAAATTCTTCCAGCTCTATTTGAGTACAAGGAGTTCCTTCACTAAGAGAATCTTTCTCCTTAGTAAAAGCATCTTTCATTTTTTCTAAAAGAAGTTTATCTAAATTAATTTCATCTGCTTGCTTTTTAGAAACACCATACATAACCGAAAGGTAATGTTGGATAGTTTCGTGCATTCCAGTTCCAAAGATTGTATGAATGTTACCAGAACTCTCACCCAACTTGTCTATGTAATTTAGTTTGTATTGTTGTGGACATGAACTCCACATACTATATTGTGAAAATGATACTTTAGCCATTATGTTGTTTTATTGTATAAAGATACGAAAAATACCCGAGTTTACCAAATTAAACTTTCAGTTTTAACTTAGTAATTTGTTTAGGGTCAGTACCATAATCTTCAGCTATTTGCTTAATATGATTCTTACCTGAAGTTGTTTGATATAAGATATGTACATAATCCTCAGCTTCACCCAAAGATACTTCATATTTTCTCCCTACCAATTCTATTACCCACTTTTCATATTTATCAGCTGATGCTGGTTTCATATATTTTAAAAATGCTCTTGTCTTTGGAATCAATCCAATCAACGCAAGGTACATTGCTTTTGGGGGTGCCTCTTGTAAGTAAGGTTGTATATCCGCCACCAATTCTATCCACTCCGGCTTCATAGAAAGAAAACGGAGTATCATATAGTTACTCCATGTCTTTTTATCCGCATCTTCTAATGTATCCCAATACTTAGGGTCTTTCTCTTGTGTTATTGCGTTGATGTGGTCAAATAATGTTTTAGCCATATTATGCTTCTTCTTCTACTTTTAAACCCGGAGGTAATAATTCATTAAGTACTTCACCACAATCTCCACAAAGGAATAGTTCTACCGGTAGTACTTCATCTTTTGGTTTACCAGTTAATAACTTTGAAATTCTACGAAATCCAAACCCTTGTACAAAAATTTCACCACCACATTTCTTACATCCGATTGCTTCCGTTTTTTCTAATGGAATTGCTTTTTCTTCTATTGGTTGTCCACCTGCTCCTAAAATATTAGCCATATTATATTGTATTTAAAATTTGAATTAATGTTGATGCTGCTATAATTTCTTTATCAATTGCAACTGCTGATTTAGCAACACCATCACCCAATAATAAGATAACACCAGATGTATTATCACCAGCATACTCATCTACCTTATCATATAAAATTGTGTATAGGTCAGAAAAATCATTTGCTTTAGAATCAATAATAGCCTGCCTTAACTTCATATATTTGTTTCTCTTATCATCGTTAGATTTTAAGATATCAATTACTTTAAGTTTGTAATCATTTTCTAATAGGTTTTGAACATCTACTTTCAGAACACCTTTGTTTGAATTTAATTGACAAGTATTGATAACCTTACGGATATCAGGATAACTAGCATCAATGATTGGAACTAAATCCTTAACATCAAATTCGATATTTTCAGCTTTCAAAATCTTACTCATTTGAATTGCTACATCCTTTTTAGTTGGTGGAACAATCTGAAATGATTGACATCTACTTTGAATTGGGTCGATTACTTTCTCAACATAATTACAAGTTAAGATGAATCTACAATGCTTAGAGAATGTTTCCATTAAGTTACGCAAGATTGCCTGTGCGTTTGGAGTCATAT